CTTTTCGCCTGTCCCATCGGGCAATGCGCGCTTCGCCTATATCAGCAAAGACTATGCAGTCGATTCCCCGACCTTGTCGCCAAAATCGCAGTTTGATGCCGACACGGATAAGTTCGTTCTGCCCGAGCGCCTGTTGACGCTTGGTCTGGTCTGGCGCTGGCGCGAACAGAAGAAGCTCGATTTTTCGGGCGACCAAGAGGCCTTCACCAAGGCGCTTTCGGAAGAGGCGGGGAAGGACCAGGGCTCGCGGGTCATCCGCAAGGGTAGCCGTATGCGCTTCCGTGGCACCTATCCGGCGTGGAGCGGCATTCTGGGGCCTGTCTGATGTATGCGCGCACCCTCAACCGGCCAAAGCAGCGGCAATCGCAAGTTCGGTCATTTCCCGCCCCAGTAAGTGGCTGGATCAGCAACCGTGCTCTGTCGGTCCCCAATGGGCCGGACGGTAAAGCCCCTCAGGGTGCGTCGATACTCGACAATTTCATTCCCCGAGCCACGAGCGTTATCCTGAGGCGCGGCAAGCGGCGCCACTGCACGCTTGGAGATGGGAGCGAGGACGCGCAATCGCTCTTCGCCTTCAAGAATGGCAGCAACCGCAGGCTGTTCGGCGCCACCGCCAGCACGATATACGATATTACCGATGTCGAGTTTGCGACGGACGCCGAGATCGGCACCACCGACGGGGATCTGATTGCGACCGACGACGGCGATACTATCGGCTGGTCCTCTACCGAGTTCCTGAGCGTCATGGGCGGCTTTACCGGCGGCGACTGGTCAACGGTTCAATTCGCGACGACCGGCGGCGTCTATCTGGTCGGGGTGAACGGCGAGAATACCGGCTTCATTTTCGATGGCGCTGTGTTTTTCCCGAACGTGCCTGGCGGCGTGAGCGCGCTCGCTTATGATGGTGAAGTCGCGCCATTCACGATTGGCGATGTGGTGACCGGCGGAACGTCCGGTGCGACGGGAACGATATGGCGGGTTGACGACGCAGGCGGTGGCGAGGGCACGCTCTACATCTACAATATCGCTGGCGGGCCGTTCGACGATGATGAGACGCTGACCGATACGGGCGGGGGAGAGGCGACCGCGAATGGCGTCGATGAGCCCTATATCCCCGGCATCACCTTCCCCAACGGTTTGACGACGGCGGACATGAGTTTCGTCTGGACCTACATGAACCGGCTATGGTTCGTCGAAAAGGGAACGATGAACGCTTGGTATCTCGACGTAGATTCCATCGGGGGCGATGCAACGATATTCCCCCTTTCGGGTGTTTTCGCGCTCGGCGGCGAATTGCTGTTCGGCCAGCGCTGGTCGCTTTCGTCTGGAGGTGATGGGGGCCTGTCGGAACAATGCGCCTTTGTGTCGAGCGAAGGCGAGGTGGCGATTTATCAGGGATTGTCGCCCGACGAGGCCGAGACATGGAGCAAGGCAGGGACGTACCGGATCGGGCGCCCGCTCGGAAAGAACGCCTTTGTGCGCGGTGGTGGCGATTTGGCGATTGCAACGTCTGTCGGGTTGGTCCCGCTGTCGAAAGCAATCGAGCTGGATTTGACCGCCCTGAGCGTCGCCAGCATCTCCTACCCGATTGCCGACGCATGGGGGAACGCTGTCGATCAGCGCGGCCTTGAGGCATGGCATGGTGAAATCTGGCCCGAGCAGAAAATCGCGGCCTTTGCCCCGCCGACAGGGCTTTCCGGTCTCCCGCCTGTCCTTTTCGTTGCCAATACCGAAACCGGCGCATGGGGTCGATTCACCGGATGGGATGTCCGGTGCATGGAGGTTTTCGAGGGGCGCCTGTTGTTCGGATCGGCGGGCGGCGGCGTGTTCCTCGCCAATGAAACCGGTTCCGATGACGGGCTTCCCTATACGGGAGTGGCGTTGCCGCTGTTCGAGGATTTTGGAGCGCCCGCAAGCCGCAAGGTTCCGAAGGTCGGGCGCTACATCACGCGCGCGTCTACAACTGTGAATTGCAGGGTCTCATGGCAGGGCGACTACAGCGAAAGCCTGCCCGCTGCACCGGATGCTACCATTTTGCAGAGCGGCGGAAGCGTTTGGGGGCAGGGCATCTGGGGGCAGTCGCAATGGGTCGAGAGCCTGCCTCGCCTGATTAACGAGGGCTGGCAGTCGCTCGGCGGGACCGGCTATACGGGATCGCTCGCTTATCAGGTGACCAGCGCGGAAGCGCAGCCGCTCGATGACGAGGTTATTTCGGCCGAAGTCCTCTACGAAGTCGCGAACGACATATCATGATCGTCTGGTTCGTTGTAAAACATCCGAAAATGTGTAGGAATGACGGACTGACGCAAGGTTGCAGCCTTACGTCAGTCCTAACCACGAACGTGAGGTGACACGACATGGCTAACGTGCAGATATGCTCCGTTTCGGAATGCGGCAAGCCAGTTCGGTGCAAGGCGCTCTGCGCCAACCACTACTGGGCATTCATGAAATATGGCGACGCCCTCGGAGCCAAGGGGACTCCGCCCAACGCAGCGCGAAGCTATCTCCTTGAAGTGGTCATGCCACATGACGACGACAATTGTCTGTTCTGGCCCTACGCTCACGATGAACACGGTTATCCTCGGGTATATTGGGATGGCCGGAATCAACGTGCTATCAGAGTGGTTTGCGGTCTTCACTTAGGGCCGCCGCCAAGCCCAGAATATGAAGCGGCGCACTCTTGCGGAATGGGCCATAAAGGGTGCATCGCGCCAAGGCACCTATCATGGAAAACCAGAACAGATAACCAGTTTGATCGGCTGCGGCATGGAACGCATTGCCGCGGATCGCGCCATCCAAAGGTAGTGCTGACTGAGGATGATGTCAGAGCTATCCGTCGCGCACGGGGATTGGAAACTCTTCATCAGTTGGCGTCGAAGTATGGTGTCGGGCAAACAACTATCCACAATATTCACAGCGGCAAAACTTGGTCATGGCTACCCTAAGGTTGGATGGCCCAGAGGTTGCCCAGTGGCTAGCTGGACATTTCAATGAGGTATTCTGTCCTCCATTTTATGCCTTTGGATGGGAGCGGGACGGAGAGATAATCGCAGCGGTATTGTTCAACCAATTTGAAGGTTGGGATGTTGCCGTTACCGCTGCGGGCACCGGTTGGACGCGAAGGATGTTGCGGGAAATTGGGGTGTACGCTTACTCTGTTCTCGGCGCTGGACGGATTACTTTGACGACCGAGAGCGAAACCGTCGCGAAATATGCCGAACGCCTTGGAGCGGTCCGCGAAGGGGTGCTTCGCAATCACTTCGGGAAGGGTCGGAACGGTATCGTTCTGGGCATATTGAAAGATGAATATCTATACCTCACTTGAGGTTGACCTTTGCCTGAGATTCTGGCACAAAGTCGGCTATCTGGAGCGGCTGGACCTACTTCGCGCTCGTAGTCGAGTAGGTCCTGATGAAAACGCCGAAGGCTCCCGATCCCTATCAAACAGCTCAGGCACAGTCGCAGTTCAACCAGAACACGGCGGTTACGCAGCAGCTTTTGAACATGACCGACCAGGTCAACCCATGGGGCAGCGTCAGCTACAGCCCCAACGGGTCAACGTCCTTCATTGGCGCCGACGGCAAGTCGTACACGGTACCGCGCTATACCCAGACCACGACCCTGAGCCCCGAACAGCAGGCGATTTTCGACCAGACGCAGGCCGCCGAATTGAACCTTGGCACGCTGGCGAATGAACAGTCCGCCAAGCTAAAGGATTATCTCAACACCCCGTTCGAGTTCAACAATCAGGACGCGGCGGATTGGGCCTATGATCTGGCGTCGTCCCGCATTCTCCCGCAGCAGCAAAAGAACGAAGCGGCGCTCCGCTCGCGGCTGATTAATTCCGGCCTACGTCCCGGCACTCAGGCGTGGGATAGCGAGATGACGCGCCTGACTAACGCGAACACCGACCAGCTAAACCAGCTGGCGCTGACGGGGCGGTCGCAGGCCTTCGCGGAGAACCTAGCGACCCGCAACCAGCCGATTAACGAGATCACGGCGCTCATGTCGGGATCGCAGGTATCGAACCCGGCCTCCATGAGCGGCCCGACCCCGCAAACCAGTGTCGGCGGCGTTGATTATTCGGGGCTGGTCCAGCAAAACTACCAAAATCAGTTGCAGGCCAGCCAGTCGGGGCTTGGCGGTCTGTTCGGGCTCGCCGGATCGCTCGGCGGCATGGCGATCCAGAAATGGTCCGACGCCCGCGTAAAGACGGATATCTCGCGTGTCGGGACGCTCGATAATGGGCTGCCTGTCTATTCGTATCGCTATGCCTGGGGCGGCCCGGTCGAGATCGGCGTCATGGCGCAGGACGTGGAAAAGGTCCGTCCTGAGGCTGTCCGCGAGATCGGCGGCGTCAAGGCGGTCGATTACGGGATGGCTGTCCAATGATCGGCGCCATGAATCCCGGCGCGATCATCGCGGCAAGCCTTGCGGGCTCTCAGTCGATTGACCCCCGGCGCCATATGATGAACGCTCAAGAGCCCTTTGTATGGGGGCAGGGCGGACAGCGTATGACGCCCGACGCCATCGCTCGCCAGCGCGAGATAGCGCAGAGCCTCGCGCAATCTGATTACTCGCCGGTCGGTTCGGTCTGGGAAGGTCTTGGCCGCGTCGTCGATAATGTGAACGGCGCCCTGCAAAACCGCAAGCTCGACAAGGCCGAGCGGGCGAACATGGCCTACAGCCAGAACCAGATCGCACAGCTTCTAACCGGCGGCGGCACCCCTTCCGCGTCGGCGCCCCCCGGCTCGCCGCAGTCCTCCGCGCCGGGGGGCGATACGGCACTTGCGATGCAGATCATTTCCGACCCGTATGCCGACGCCGGTGCGAAGGCCATCGCCCAGATGCAGATCAAGCAGGCTCAGGCCATGCAGATGAAGCAGTTCGAATATGCGAACCGCGAGCAGCCGGAAATCGTGCAGCTTGCGAATATCGCCAATGACCAGACGCAGCCGGATTGGCGCCGGAAGGCAGCGGCGGACCGGGTCACGGCGCTCAATGACCCGATTCAGGTCATCCCCGGCATCAACGGCGGCACCTATGTCGGACGAGCATCGGGAATCGCCGACGCGCTTGGCGGCACGTCCGCACCGGACACCCTGCCACCCGACTTCTTCGATGGCGACGGCCCGCCACCGGCCAGCGCAGCGCCGCCTGTCGCGAGCGTCCTGCCTCCTGAAAGCTACCGCGCGCTCGTGGAGTCTTTGGGCGGCGAAGCGGAGGCGAAGGCTTTCATGCGTCGAAACGGCCTGACTGTGGGAGGCCGGTGATGGAAACGCGCACGTACAACGGCGTTACCTATCAGCGGAGCGCACCGGGCCAGCCTTGGCAGCGCGTCGGCGCTGGCCAGATCATTCCGCAATCGCCGACCAAGACAGCCAAAGAGGGTGCGGACGCCAGCAAGGCGGGTACGGACGCTGCCGCTGCCGCTGCCGCGCTTCCCTATGTCGCGCCGAATGCCGCTGCTGATTTGGAAGGTCAAAACCTATCCAATGAAGAAAAGCGTGTGGCGCTCATGGAGGCCAAGTTTGGGAAACTCAGTCCCGGATACCGCTGGAAAGCCGATGGCACAGGGGCGGAGCGGATTCCGGGTCTGGCGCCCGATACTGAAACGGTCGGCGCGAACCAAAAGCTGGCGACCTTGCAGGCGCTTCGCGAAAATATCGCGCGCGTTCGGTCCCTCTATGAGAAAAACCTGAAAGGGGGCGCCCCAAATCAGCTTACGGCGCTTGTCCCGGACATGCTCAACCCATCGCTGGGGCAGTTTGACGCAGCTGGCGCTGGTCTCAGCGAGACCGGCTTGGCGGCTTTCCGTGTGCCTGGCGTGGGGTCACAGTCGGACACGGAGCTGCGAGCTTTCGTTGACGCCAATCGCCCTAAATCGACGGACAGCGATCTAAAGATCGAAGAGAAACTCCGCAATCTGGAAACCCGTCTCAACGCGACATTGCAGGCCATGGGCTCCGCTGCTGCCATCGTGCAGCCCAAGCAGGAGCAAGCCGCGCCTCCCCCCATCGCGGGGAAGCTGGTCGATGCAGGCGGCGGCGGAACGTTCCGTATTCCAGAACTCGCGGGGCTTGGAGCGGAAGTCGCCCGCATGATTAAGGGCGGCGCGTCGGACGAAGACATTATTCGATATGTCGACCAGCGCGGCCGAGCAGCGGGTCGCCCCGGCATCCCGCAGGGACAGGCGGATTTCATCCGCCAAATGGTGGCCAAGCATCGTGAGAACCCCGCCGCTGACCTAAACGACATCGGCAATCTTTCCGGCCTAGAATATGAAGAGAAGCCGAGCGATGGCGGGAGCATGGCCGGGCAGGCGGCGCTAACCCCATTGGGGGCTGGCGCCATGTCGGCTGCCAACGCGGTAACTTTCGGCAACCTCGCTAATATCGCGGGGGGCAATGCAGGAGACGTTCTAGCCGAGTCTCGCCAAGATAATCCGTATTCATCGTTTGCTGGAGATCTGATCGGCAGCGGTGTTGCAATGGGCGGGCTCGGCGGGATCGCCACTAAGGCTGGGGTTCCCTATCTGTCGGCGGCCATAACCCGTGGCGGCGGCATCGGTGGCGATATGCTCTATGGCGGCGTTCGCGGGGCATCGGAAACGCAGGGGGATATCGGCGACAAGGCGAAGGGCGGCCTTTTTGGTCTGCTGTCGGCGGGCGGCGGGAACCTGCTTGGCAGGGGCATCGTAAGCACGGCTGGCCGTGCGGCTCGCGGCGTATCGAACGAAGCTGTTCGAATGCTGAACGACCGCGGCATTTCCATGACGCCCGGCCAAATTCTCGGCCAAGACGGGTGGGTCGGCCGCCGTCTCGGCACGATGGAGAACGCCCTCGAAAGCGTTCCATTTATTGGGGGCAACATCCGCGATCGTCGTATGCAGGGGATCGGAGATTATGGCCGCGCGCAACTTGAGGAAAATCTGGGCTCTATAGGCTTCGATGCACTCGGCGGTCAGTTTGACGGGAGCATGCTTGGGCGAGGCCAGCAAGCGGTAAACAACGCTTATCGTTTTCTCGACGATCGCACGTTCCAAGCAGACCCCCAGTTTGTTGATGAACTTGCCGCAGCGTTGGCGGCGGGGCGCACTGTGCCGCGCGTTGGCGATGAGTTTGGCGCCGTAATGGACCGGCAAATCTCGCCTCTCCTGCCGGAGAACGGCGTGATCACAGGGCGAGGTTTTCAGGATGCGCTCCAAACTTTGCGAGGCGCCCGAAGCGAGTTCGCCCAAGATGGTTCTATGGGGGCTATGGCCGGCGATGCCGTTGGCGATGTCGAAGCGGCCCTTATGGGTCTTGTCGGGCGCCAAGCTCCAGATGTGACGCAAGACCTTGCACGGGCGAACCAAGCCTATGCTGGCCTCGTTCCGATTGAAAACGCCTCGATCAGCGCAACCAATGCGGCGGCGGGAGCGAACCGCTTCACGCCCGCGCAGTATGGGCGAGCGGCGGCCAACAACACGCGCAAGTTCGGTGGCCGTGCGGCGGCGGCGCGGGGCGATATTCCTGGCGGTGACTTGCAACGGGCGGCTCAGGAAGTGTTGCCTTCCGAGCTGCCGAACAGCGGCACCGCAGACCGAGCGATGGCTGCGATGCTTCTTCCGGCTGCATTTGGCGGGGGCGCGGTCGCCGCTCAATCATACACCGACGACCCGCTGCTTACGGCTGTCCTCCTTGGACTAGGAGGGGCGACCACGCGCACCGGTCAAAGGGCAATCCAGCGCGCACTCGTCGATAGGCCTGATATCGCCCGCAATGTCGGAGATTATGTCTACCAGCTCCGCGATATCGGCGGACGCGGCGGCGGCGTTCTAGGCGCCAGCGCTATTCCGTGGCTGCTTACCAATGAGTAGCTTTGCCCCCCGCCACGCCATTTTGAATGGCCAGCAAAACGCTGCGAAAATCTGGTCACGGAACATCGCGCCCAACGCGACGGCCAATGCCTGCTCAGGTCCAAATGCCATCCTCGCAACCTATAAGAAAAAGGAGGGCTGAGCAATGCCCCGCGCACCCGACGGATCGTACAGCCTTCCGAGCGGCTCCCTTGTCGCTGTCGGCGAGGATATTGTGCCATCGCAGCACAACCCGCCGTTGCAGGACATCGCCGGAGCCTTGACCGGAAGCCTTTCCCGCGACGGCGCCGGGGGTATGCGGAACAACCTGAACATGGGCGGCTTCCGCGCGACCAACATGGCGCCCGGTGTCCAGCCGACGGACGGCGCGACCGTAGCGCAGATTTCCGGTCTCGCGGGCGTCCCGGTGGGCTTCATCGGCGAATGGCCTTCCGCAACGCCCCCTACGGGCTGGCTTATCTGTGCGGGGCAGTCGCTCAGCCGTACCGACTATGCCGCCTTGTTCGCGGTGATCGGGACCACCTTCGGCGCGCCGTCTGGTTCGACCTTCCTGTTGCCGGACTATCGGGGCCGTGTCGGCGCGGGGCTGGACGTGGACAGCGGCGGCTTCGCGGATCGCTTGACGACGCCCAACAGCCGCACCCTCGGGGCATCCGGCGGGGCGCAATCGGTGACTCTTACCCCTGATCAGATGCCAGCCCATACCCACACTGTTTCCGGTAGCACGGATAGCGCGGGCGCTCACACGCACAGCAATGCAAGGTCCGGTTCGACTAGCGGGACGGGTGACGGCAATTTTGTGGTCACAAACTCCGTATCGGCGGGCAGCAATCTGCCGACCAGCAGCGCGGGAGCGCATACCCACACCCTTGCGGGGACGGCCGACAGCGCGGGCGGTGGCGCTCCGCACAGCAACGTGCAGCCGACGCTGATCATCACCAAGATCATCAAAGTGAGTAACGGCTAATGGCCCAGATTCTCCCTCGCAATCTCCCCGCTGTCCCCGGCGGAACCGTCAACGCCGACGCCGCGAACATCGTGGACACGGGCGCTGGCGTTTTCAGGGCTACGCCTCAGCAGCTCGTAGACGCTGGCGCGCCGATCAATACACAGATGCAGGCCGAAGCCGGAGCGGTGAATACGGGCCGCATGACGCCGCTGAGGGTTAAGCAGGCGATCGATGCGCTTGGCGTGTCGCAGGACGTTCTCGCCTCTTCCACTGGCGGGGAGATGGTGGGAACCAAGCAAACGGGCTCCAATACCAAAGAGAGGGACGCAAAGGCCAAGGCGAACGACATCGTTACCGTGGCCGACTTCGACGGCATTGACATGACGGGCGGAAGCAACAGCGCAACGGGTCTGTCGAATGCCATCAGCGACGGGCGTTCGCTTATGATCCCAAACGGCACGTTGAAAGTTGATAGCGATTTGACGCTTTCGATGGCCAGCCTTCACATGGTCGGCAATGGCGACAATTCAGTTCTCGACTTTTCGGGGGGCGGGTCGCTTAATCTGAAATCCGATCCGGTTGTGCTTCCCGATCTGGCCGCCGACATTGTGGCCGGAGAGGACACAGCAGCATTCGTGTCCGCGCACGGCCTTTCGGAAGGCGACGTGTTTATCGTCTGGAATCCTGCGGATTACAGCTTCGTCTCGTCAGCTTGGAACAGTCCAACTGACCGCTACTATTACCGCGACGGGCGCATGTTCCGGGTGCTGGAAGACATCGACGGCACGTCGCTTCGTTTCTATGGCGTGAGCAAGCGCACTTTCGCTGCCGCCAATGTCAAATGCTACAAGATGACTGGCGGGCCGGTGGTCCTGAAGGATTTTCGGATTGTTCCGAACTCATCGGGCGACGTTCCGATTTCGATCAACGGACATCAGGGCATCATCATCGACGGAGTGACGCTGGAGAAGGGATCGCTGCACCAAGGCATTACCATAAGCCGTTGTTTCGACTTCGATGTCATCCTCGCGAAGTCCACGACTCTCGATGCGACCAGCAACAATTGCTATCCGATCATCGTCGGGAATAGCCAGAACGGAAGAATCCGGGGCGGGAGCTATTATTCAAAGCGGCACTGCATTGCCTTGGGGGGCGACAACCAAACCGCATCCGTCCCATGCGCGGATATTCTGATCGAGGGGATGGTGCTCTACAGTCGCGGCTCGGCCGCGCTTGGCTCGGCCGACAGCCACGGCAATTGCGAGGACATCGTTTACAGCAATTGCGTGATGAACAGTTGTGCGGGCATCGGCGGCAGGGATATTACCGTTCGCGGCTGTACGATCTATGGCGCGGCTCCTTCAGGTGATACATCGAGCCGCTGCGTCTATACGCTCGAAGTGGTCGGGGGCGTGTATCGCTTCGAGAATAATCGCTTCATCACAAATCGGACGGAAACGGGAACAGGCTTTGGCGTCGTGCATCTCGGCGTTGATCGCCGGGTTGAGAATTTCACCTTGATTGCTCGCGGCAACACGGTGGAGCATCGCGGCGCGTCAACCACCGCGCGCCTGTTTTTGCTTGGCGTCGGATCGTCGGCGGGATCGTATCGCGTCGATACGCAGATTGAAGATTTGACCTACCTCTCCTCGGTCACGCCTTTCGCCGTCCTCGCGCTGGACGGAACGGCTGACATATCCGCGCAGAGCCGCCATTCCATAGATCGCTTGTTCGGATGCGATGGTACGCGACTGCTCGTCGCGTCTGCATCGGCGAATTACAATGCACCCTTGAGGCTTCCAGCGGTAGGGAAGTCGGTGACGGTCAGCGCGGCGAGCGGGAGCAATAGCGCCATCCCATCGGCTCAAAACCTGCCCTACATCTATCCCCGAACACCTCAGGCGCAAGCGAGCGTCGTCAGCATAGCAAACGTCGGCAATCGCAGCTGCAATGCCGAGGTCAACGCGGCATCGACCACGACTGTCACCCCGGCGCTTTTTACCGGGGATAACACGAATTGGACGGACACCCAGGACCGAACGGTCAACTGGTCGGCTAGCGTTCGGGATTTTTGACGATGCCCGGTCATCTTCATGCACTGGAAAGGGCGGGCGAATGACCCCCGAACTCATCACCCTGCTTGGCCAATTCGGCGCTCCTGGCTTGATGATCGCCTATCTCGTCTGGCGTGAGAAAGAAGTCGCGGCCCAGCGCCGGGAGGCGGACGTTGCGCGCTCGGCGGCCGATATCGAGCTGGCCAAGTCGCTCGCGGCGTTGACCGTCACGATCCAGCATCTCGACCAGAGGCTGAAATGAGCGCGGGCGCGAACCTCGCGGCCATCCATGCCGTGCGCGACGCTGCAACGGCGCTGACGCTGGCCTGTGTCGAGATTGTCGGCCCGGTCGGCATGGCGCTGTCCCTGCCCACGGTGAAGACGTTGGGCGAGCCCGTGCCGGACAAGATGAAGCGGACAGCGCGGAAGATTGATCGGAGGAAGAAATGACCATCGACGACATCATCGAAGGCGTCCTCAAGGCCGAAGGGCGATACGTCAACAATCCCGACGACCGCGGCGGAGAGACGAACTGGGGAATCACCAAGGCCGTTGCCCGCGCCAATGGCTATAACGGGTCGATGCGCGACCTCCCGCGCGCCACCGCGAAACAGATCTACCTCAACCGCTATGTCATCCAGCCCGGCTACGACAAGATCGCGGTCCTGTCGCCGAGCATCGCGGCCGAGCTGGTTGATACCGGGGTGAACATGGGGCCTGCGGTCGCCTCGCGCTTCCTGCAAAGGGCACTGAACGCCCTGAACCGACAGGGCAGCGACTATGCCGATATTGCCGTTGATGGCGCCGCTGGGCCGGGAACGCGCACGGCGCTGACCAAATACCTCGCCAAGCGCGGGGCGGATGGTGAGAGGCGCTTGCTGGCGCTCCTGAACGCCCTACAGGGCGCGCGCTATGTCGAACTCTGCGAGGGGCGTCAGGCAAACGAGACGTTCATGTTCGGCTGGCTCGCGAGGATTGCCGCATGAGCTGGCTCAATCGCAACCTCCAGCGCTTCCTGATCGCGCTGCTCGTGCTGGCCCTGTTCGGCGGGGCAGTGATTGTGATGACCTTCGTCGCAATCCCGAGCGATAACCGCGACAGCATCATCCAGCTTATCGGCGGGGTGAACACGCTCGCTGGCCTCGTTGTGGGCTATTATTTCGGCAAGGCATCGGCGGAAGGAGGCGAGGGATGACCTGGCTGCTCCCGATCCTCTCCGGCACCCGCAAGCTGCTCCTGAAAGCATGGAAATGGTTCGCTCGAAATCCGTTCAAACTGTTCTTCCTTTTGATGTTCATCTTTTGGTGGCGGGCGGATGCTCGGGCAGACAGACTCAGAGCCGCGCTTGAGGAGCTAACGGAAGCGTCGAAGGCGATCGAAGCTGCCGACACAAAGGCCGATGCTGCTGCCACGGTAAAAGCGGCTGAGAGGAAAGGACGGGTTGATGCCCAAAACAATGCTGCGCGGGAAGCTGCTCGCGGCGCTGACGACAAGTTGCGCGCTGGTCTTGACCGGCTGCGGGCAGAAGGTGCCGGTAAAGGTGGTCAAGCCGCCCGTTGAACTGCTTTCATGCAGCGACGAGCCAGTTCCGCCCTCGCTCCCCGATGATGCTGACGCGCGCGATGCGTTGATGCTGGATTATGTGCTTAGCCTTCGGGCAGCTTGGGGCGACTGCTCGAGCAAGGTCGCGGGTGTCAGGGCTTGGT